AAGCCGGTCCACTCTCTCTGCATATCAGTGTACCTATACCGGAACCCTGAACGATCTGAGATGGCATACGCATTTTTGCCTGAAGAATAACGAGCCATTTTACACCCTGTAATAATCTAAGCTTGGGGCTATTAGTAAAGAGGATCTATCCCGGTCCTCTTGCATAGCCCTCTGAAGCTCTTCTTCATAAATAGCTTTTAGTAACTGGACCTTATCAGGGGCAAACTTGACCGAAAGATAGTAGGCCAAACCAGCAGACACGCAGGGATAAAAACGGAAAGGAACCTCAACCGTATTTTCTTGGGTGTCCGCATCATCTATGCGCCGCAAACGATCAAAAACAAGCTCATAAGAAGAGCTAGAGTCCGGGGTAGGCCACAACTTTATTTCAAGAGTTATTAGACGATCTACGTAGAACTGAACAGGCCTACCTGTTGACCGTTTACTAGCCAAACTTAAATAGGCGTCACGGCCTATTCTAGTGATTGATAAGTCAGATTGACTAGATGTACCGGAGTTTTGCCTCGTTACCGCAGAAAGAACGTCTATGGAAGCTTGAGTGTCTTCTAAAGATACGGCAGAAGAAACCGTCGCCGTGGCTCCGCTCGTACCACCTGTGATGGTCTCGCTAGCAGAAAACGTCCCGTTAGGTATTGTAATAGCCAGTACAGTGGAAGAATCGACATTTGTAATACTTGCAGTCGCCGCGCTTGTCCCACCTGTAATAGCCTCACCATCTTGAAAACTCGTCGTTGAGTTGACCGTCATGGTCAAAGTACCTAACGGGTAGTTAGCAACTCCGTTAGCCAACGCAATCGTTTTTTGTTCAATTGTCCAACGATTTATGCCACGGTTAGCCCACTCCGCAAACAACAGATTTAGAGACCTTTTCGCGGTGCGAAGGTCATAACCCGTTCGAGCTTCAAGACCACACCGTTCAAACGCTTCTTCAATGTGTTCGTTTACATCAAGCTCAAAATTCTTGCTGTCGGAGACGGCCACTTGCCATTACTTTCTTTTCTTAACCATGCCGCCGCCGCGCATTTTCTTAACCATACCACCGCCGCGCATTTTCTTGACGGGTTTCTTGCCTTTACGTGGTTTCATTGCCATTTATCAATCTCCTATAAAGGGTTTCTCGCTGTGCATATAAAGCATTATTCTCAGCAGATTTAAAGGCTTCATCATAATATCCCAAAGGCTTTAAAGCCTCGGCCTTCTCATGCAAATACTTTAACCTCTGCACGAAAATAATAGCATAACTTTTATCGACTAAGGGAGAAAAAGATCCATCGTTTAACAATTCCTCGCAATCATCGTCAGGGTGAAAGCCCATGACCCACATGTCTTTCTGAGCAAACATGCCCTCTGCAATTGCCTCATTTAGATCATAGAGAAAATCTTCAAATTCGTCAGGGTCTTTTTTGTAAGCAAGATCGACCACAAGAATTAATTTATACTTATCGTTAAACCCCGCTATGGTTCTGTAAAGAGGTAAGTTGTCTGATTCGGTTTTAAACACAAAACCAACTTCATCATCACTCCAAGCTTTTTTAGCGTAAGGGCAAGCGGGTAGGTTATTAAACAAGGGGGATGGGTTTTCTAAGGCATGCTTAGACCACTCCCTAACCTCCTCTTTTATCTGCTGTTCGAGCATTTAAGCGTAGATTGTTCGTTTCCGGCGGTTAGACATTACAGCGCCGCAACCCCTATTTAACCTTCTTTGCGGCCCACTGGTTACAGGACCGCCTCTTGCCATCTTTTTTACTTTCGCAGCTTTTGTATTAGCGACGACAGTTTTTCCTTTAGCACCTTCACGTTTCTTTTTACGTGCGGTAGAAGCTCTTTGAGACTTTGACAAAGAAGACGCTTTAGACCTAGGTAGGCACCTATCAGGGCGTTTTTTATTTTTAGAAGTACCGCATTCACCTGCGATATTACCTTTGCTATCAATGCGGACCCAATCTTCATCTAGCCACTCCTGTAGTTTCCCCATGACTACGACTTCTTTCGTTTCTTAGAAGCTTTGGCGTAGTTGGGATCTTTGCAATATTTGGACGCTGCTAAATTAGCGTAAGCGGAAGGATAGGTATCAAAAGTTCTTTTTGCCCAGGCTTTTCCTGCGGGGCAAATTTTACTCCCCTTGCTTTTCCTAGAAACCGCGCCGCCTTTTCTAAAATACGTTAGCTTTGGTTTACCGGGCTTTGGCCCTGTTCGTACTCTCGACATTTGCCCTCGCAACATCCCTATCTATTAGTCTTTCCCACAAGGTGGTTATCATAGCATGATTTTGATCCACCTTTACTGCTGTTTTTTCGGTACGCTTGTCAACATCTATAAGAGTCAAAGCTGTCCAACCAAAAAAACCTAAAAAGGCTACTACCGTGCCAGAAACAGCGGAGGTTATTAATACTTTTTCCATCAGCATTTCCACCGTTTACGCGCCTGCCTAAGCCGACTGTTAGGGTTTTTTGCGGCTTTTGGGAACTTTTTCATTTGACCCGCAGACCTAGCGCAATAACTCTTACGACGTTTGGCAGCTTTTGAACCTTTTTTTACTTTGCCTGTAACGGCTGTCTGTAACTTTGAGCCCGGATTTAATCTGCGATAAGCAGCAACGCCCTTTTTAGTCATGCCTGCCCCAGACTTCGTGGAGCGAAAATTCTTCTTATTTCGAGCAGGCATTTTTCCTTTAGACATTAGTGTAGGACCCTGTCTTGTTCGGTTTCATTTAAGATAACATCTAACCAATATATGAAATCCGACACCTCTTCAGAACTAGAAAACCCAAAAAACTTAACGGTTACAACCAACTCATCTATACCCTCTACAGCAACGAAGTAGGTGCCTGACAAAACCCCATGTTTAGGCGAAAAATCAGGCACCTTGTTTACTCGTTAGTACTGCTTTCTCATATACAGTATGACCGTATATGTGTCATTTGCGGAGGCACCAACGGTGGTAAAGTTTATATCACCTGTTTTACCAGACCCTGCATTATTAGTAAGGCCGCCGAAAACAGAGTAATCGTGACTACCGCTTTGGTTCTCTCCTAGTTCAATACAAAAAGCATCTGAAGACGCATCCCAAAGGATTTGTACTTTCATGCCAATGCACTGCCACCAAATACGCTCAATGGTGACACCTGTGCAAGTGACACCATCCGCGCTAGCAGACAAGGCAGAAACATCTACTTTTGTAACAGCGCTCTCGCCGGTTGAGTCCGAGACATTGGTAAATTTCATTACCGCAGTTTTTGGGCCGTCAGCAAGAGTTTGTGAGGTTACTGCGTCAGCCATTGGTTAACTCCTATTAGCTATCTGCGAAGGGAGTAGCAATAGTTCCAGAACCAATAAGAACACCCTGCACAAGGTACTCGTTGTCAGCAATAGCTGTGATCTCTAGGTAGGAGTTTGCATCACCACCTTGAGTACCGCCGTTCATTGAAATGACGTCATTAGAGGAGGCGGGTTGGAAAACCTTGTAACTGCCGTCATTAACGCCAACCGCTACGGACCCAACAAACTTATCGGTTCCGTCTGTCTTGATGTCCAAATCAGTGGCATCTGTTCCAATAAAGAACCGATAAACAGCACCAAGGTGGCTGTTGACGTTAGGATCATCTTGACCAGCAGAAGCCCCGTTTGAGTCAGCTTTAATGGTAGGAAGGGTTACCGCGCCGTCAGCATCATTGACCTCAATCATACGGCCAGCATGGTCATCAAAAGTAAGGGTGGTTTCAGCAGTAATGTTTACTACCGCATCTGGACCCGCTGTAATAAAACCGCGCCGAGAGCGGACGGGACCGGAAAAAGTTGTTTTAGCCATAAAATCCTCCTGTCGTGGCTAGTGTCGGCACAAGATATGCCGTCAGGGATTATAAGAATATAAACCAAAATAAAAGGGGCGGCAATAGCCGCCCCTTTCGTTCGAGACAAAGAGTGTGCTTACGCAGCGCCCGCTGTACCGAAAACGCAACGCCAATCGGAGACACCGAAAGAGTAACGCTCACGCGCTTTAAAGCGCATGTTACCCGTATCAAAGTCGCCTTCCATGGCAGTTTTCAGCGGAGAACGGTTAAAGAATTTGAAACCGTTCGGAGCATCGGTCTTAACAAAGAAAGCATCCGTGTCGGTGAGGAAGTGGTTTACCACCGCACCTTCAGGAAGCATCCCCATGGACCTAACTGCGTTGATGTCATTGTCAGCCGTACCGCTACGCAGGTTGCTGGCAATTACACGCTCCGCAACAAATTGAAGTTCTTTTGGAATGATGAGTTTCATACCACGAACAGCAATCTTCAAACCACGCTCGTCAGTCAGACCAGCAATATCAATCAGCATTTGCTCCAAAGAGGTCTCATTGAGATCCGAAGCAGTGCTAAGTTGGTTACGCTGGTTGCCCGAAAGAGATGGGTGAGCAGAAGAACAGAGTGCTGCTCCGTCACCAATCGCTGACGCGCCTGTGCTGAAAGCGTTGTTAAGAATTGCAGCAGCTTTGATCTGCTTGGTTTGAGCCATCGAACGAGCAAGAGCTTTAGTGTACCGGCTAGCAAGCCGATCATAAAGATTGTCCTCAATAGCCTCTTCCGTGATTGAGAAAGCCAGAGCAATCGTTTCGTGCGTGTAACGAGCAGTATAAGTTTCCTGCGCGTCATCGAACGTAATTGCGCCACCTTCGTTTTTCACGGGAGCAGTTGAAAAGCCGCCGAGCATTACCTCTTCTTCAAAGGCGCGGTCCGAAGACTCCTCCTCAAAGATTTCGGAATGCTCTTGTTCGTAGCGGTCATATTCCAGACCAAAAAGAGCATTAAGTCCGGGCTCAAGCTCTTTCGCTAATTGTGCGCGAGAAATAGCCATTTTATGCGCCCTCCTTAAATGCCGGTGGAATCAGCAGTGGTTTGGGAATCAAA